CCTGTAAATCCTACAATACCTTGGTTAGCAAATTCTACCCACTGATCTGAATTTCCATCATTGTACCAGAAATATTGAATACCAGAATTTTCATCTAACCAAATATCTCCATATTGAGCGCCTGAAGGAGGAGTAGCAGAAGTTGTAATTGTTAAATTACCTTCTGATCCTACATAACCTGTATCTCCTTTTGAACCTGTGTAACCAATATCTCCTTGAGAACCAGTATAACCTTGATCACCTTTTGATCCTGTATAACCTTGATCGCCTTTAGAACCTGTGTAACCGATATCACCTTGAGAACCAGTATAACCATGTGAACCTGTATATCCGATATCACCTTTTGAACCTACGTAACCTGTATCACCTTTTGATCCTGTGTAACCTATATCACCTTTAGAACCAGTGTAACCATGTGAACCTGTATATCCGATATCGCCTTGTGAACCTGTGTAACCTATATCGCCTTGTGAACCTGTGTAACCTGTATCACCTTGAATACCTTGTGAACCAGCATAACCTTGATCGCCTTTAGAGCCTGTATAACCGATATCTCCTTTAGAACCAGTGTATCCGATATCTCCTTTAGAACCAGTGTAACCTGTGTCGCCTTTTGATCCTGTGTAACCGATATCACCTTTTGAACCAACAAAACCTGTGTCGCCTTTTGATCCTGTATAACCTTGAATACCTACAGCACCGTTTAGATTAATTTGCCATGAACTTTCAGAACTATTTGTAGCATTAGCAATATCTGTAACTGTAGCAGTTAAAACACCCGTACCTGGATTGTAAGTTAATACTTGAGCATGTAAATGATTCGTTGGTGTAGCAGTTGATGCAATTAAAATTGTTTGTTGAGCTGAATAATCTAAATTTAAATCAACAGTAGTTAATGTTATAGTATCACCAAGACCATATGTTGATAAATTTAAAGTTGTTGTAGATGTAGTGTGATAAACATCTCCGTCGGCACCGTCTGTACCAGCAGAACCTGTGTAACCGATATCACCTTTTGAACCTGTGTAACCTTGATCGCCTTTTGATCCTGTATAACCGATATCACCTTTTGATCCTGTATAACCTTGATCGCCTTTAGAACCTGTGTAACCGATATCACCTTTTGATCCTGTATAACCTTGAATACCTTGATCACCTTGTGAACCTGTATAACCTTGATCACCTTTTGATCCTGTATAACCTTGATCGCCTTTAGAACCTGTGTAACCCTGATCTCCTTGAATACCTTGATCACCTTGTGAACCTGTATAACCGATATCTCCTTTAGAACCAGTGTAACCGATATCTCCTTTAGAACCAGTGTAACCTGTATCTCCTTGAATTCCTTGATCGCCTTTTGAACCTGTATATCCGATATCACCTTTTGAACCAGTGTAACCGATATCTCCTTTAGAACCAACAAAACCTGTGTCGCCTTTTGAACCTGTATATCCGATATCACCTTGTGAACCAGTATAACCTAAATCTCCTTGAGAACCAACATAACCTGTATCTCCTCTTGAACCTGTGTAACCGATATCTCCTTTAGAACCTGTAAAACCGGCTGTAAGAGGTACTAACTCCCAAGCACTTCCATTCCACTTCCATGTACGAGTACCTAATGTATAGGTTTGATTAATCGAGGGGCTTGAAGGAAAATTTATAGTTGGCATATTTGTCTATTTAACCTTTTTAGTTAAGTTAATTTATAATTATTTATACAAAAAAAATTGTCAAAAACGATTTTTTAAAAAATATTTTTTAAAAAAATTTAATTTAATACATTTATTTATAATTTTCATTTTTTTTAACCGTATCTTCTAATTTTTGTTCTAGGATACACATTTCCTGTACTTGATCTATTTTTAACAGTGTTTATTGCTACATATCCTGTTAATCCTCTTTCTTTTTTATAAAACAAATATCTATTATTTGAAGAATCACCTAATGACAAATAATCACCTGCATTTCCGCCTGTAGATGTTATTCTATTTAAAGTAGAATTATTTTGCAAATATGTTACACATTCGTCTTGTGTTAAAGAAGGAAAAGTTTCCAAAAGACAAGCTAAAATACCTGTAACTTGTGGAGTGGCCATACTTGTACCAGAAATTGAACCTATTTTATAATTTGAATCTCTAGGGTCATCAACTAATGTAATTCCAAATTCGGAAGATGCTGTTGAGTTATATACCGAGGAAGTTATAAATCTACCAGGAGCATAGACATCTACACGACTTCCATAATTACTAAAATCTGACTTATTTTCTGCTACAAAAGTTCCTACACTTCCTACACAAATTGCATTACCAGCACATCCTGGAGACATGCCTCTTGAATGAAAAATGGTGTTATAACCTGTTGCACTCACATATACGTTATTATCATAATCTACATGACCAGGAGTTGCACAATTCCAATAAGAATTTCCTGAAGCTCCTACAAATATTAATCCATCTTCTATAGCATCTATAACATCAGCATCAAGAGCTGCAACTCTAGCTGGAGTTTGTTTTAAAGAACCGAACGGAGAAGGAACACCATTATTTTCTAAAATTACTTTTCTTTCATTTGATGTCAATCCTGCTAATGATGTCGTTGTACCTCTATAAGTTACTTCATCTGTAATAGGTAAACCAATATCTACATAAGCATATCCCCAACTATTTGTTACAATTGTTGGATTTTTTCTTCCTGTAACATTATTAATAGATTTAGTTCTATGAAATTCTCTTAAATAATCATACAAAAATAAATCCCATTGTCCATTAGGACGTCCAGCACTTGTATAATTAAATTCAATATTATAAATGTTTGCATCTCTTGCCCATCCTTGAGTATTTCCTACAGCTGTACCGGCAACGTGAGTGCCATGATTACCTGCAACGTTACTATAAGAATATGGTTGAGTTGTTGTAAATCCTAAAGCTGCACTGTGTTGAAACCAATTATAAGCATTAAATCTACTTCCTCCTGTTCCATCCGCATTTACAGCAAACTCAGGATGATTTCCATTTATATGCGAATCGACTATTATAACATCAACATTTTTTCCTGAAGATGTTGTATAAATTGTTTGATTTGTTTGTGTGAAAGAACCGTTTGTTCCCCAATTATTTAATTTTTCTCCTGCCGTTACACTATACAGTCCCCAATTTTTATCATTTGTGTCTATTGAATTACTTTTTTCAAAATTTCCTGTTTGAGACCAAAGAGGTATAGGTTCAATACCCAATTCTTTAGGTAATAATTGTACAGATAAAACTCTAGGTTCACTTCGCAATAAACTAGCTTCTTCATCAGTTAAATAATAATGTGTATTTCTGCTAATTTCTCTTACGTGTGCAATTTCTACTTTTCTATCAGGAATAAATTCTGTGCCAAAATTACTATCCATATCATCATAAAAAGAATCTATATCTGACCTATTACGTACAGTAACAATGTATTCTTTTTTATCAGACATTTTAAATTTCTAATTGTATTATTGTCAATGTAATTGTAATTGCAGTAGTGCCTCCACTTTTATTTTTTACAGTTATAGGAATATTTGTAACTATAGGATTTTCATTATTAAATCCTAAAACTGCAGGCGATATTAAAATAGTTTGATTGCCTGTTGTTATTACTTCAGCAATAACTCCTGAACCAGGAGATGGATCTGTTAATTCTGATCTTGAACTATCGTTACTACGTGATGTTGTATCTGTATAAATTCTTACCCATGCGGCAGCAGATGTTTGTATTTTTAATAAAGCATAACCTTTAAAACCTGTAATTGTTAAATTTTCAGAATTTCCATCTGTTAATGATGAAGATGTAACAGAAGATGTTGACCTAGCAGAAGCTCCAGTTCCCGCACTTCCAGTATAACCTGTAGTACCTTGAGAACCTGTATAACCACCTGCATCTCCTTTAGAACCTGTATAACCTGTAGTACCTTGAGAACCTGTATAACCACCTGGATCACCTTTAGACCCTGTATAACCTGATGCACCGATATCACCTTGTGAACCAGTATAACCTCTTGAACCTGCATAACCGGCTGAACCTGAACCAACTGTCGTGCCATTTAATGTAAATACTCCAGTAGAACTAACTTTAAGTGTATTAGATCCTGCTCTTAAAACAATTTGATTTGAACAACTAGCTCCATCTCCAATGGATTCACAACCTATAAAAATATTATTAGAACCTGAAGTGTTACCAGTGGACAAGCTTGGACAATATCCAGAAAACATACCTAAAAAAGTATTATAACTACCTACGGTGTTAACACAACCTGCAGCTTGTCCAAGAATTAAATTATTAGAACCTGTAGTATTATACCAACCTGCACTAGTTCCTGCAAAAAAGTTTCCACTGGTCGTTCCAGATCTACATCCAGCCTGAGAACCTAAAAATATATTACCGGAACCTGTAGAACATTCACCTGCACGGCGACCTACAAAAATATTATCACATGCAGTGTTTAAATTTTTCCCAGCAAATCTTCCGAAAACAAAATTATAAGAGCCAGTTCTTAATTCTTTACCAGCTTGATCTCCTATAAAAATATTATGACTTGATGTAGTAGCATATTGACCGACTAATGTACCAACATAAAAATTATTACTACCGGTAGTATTGCAACAACCAGCACCATAACCTATAAATGTATTTTGAGATCCTGTAGTATTAGAACGTCCTGCATCATTTCCTAAAAATGTATTTAAGTATCCACCTCTATTACAACGGCCAGCATATTTACCTATAAAAATATTACGTTCACCTGTTGTATTACATGCACCAGCACACTCGCCAGCAAAAAAGTTATGTGTACCAGTACCGCCAGTTCCTGTACATAAGCCAGCGCCGGTAGATACAATGTTTGATGTATTACAAACGGCAAATGGTCCACTGCCACCTGCACCAGCTGAACCTGTATATCCTATAACACCTTGTGAGCCTGTGTAACCAGCTCCTGCAGAGCCTGTATATCCAATATTTCCTAAAGAACCTGTAAAACCTGTAGCACCTGTTGAGCCTGCTGAACCAGCAGAACCTGTAAATCCAATATTTCCTAGTGAGCCTGTAAAACCTGTAGCTCCTGCCGATCCTGTAAAACCTGTAGAACCTACAGAGCCTGTATAACCAATATTACCCTGAGCACCTATTGAACCTGTATATCCTAAAGAACCTTGTGAACCAACAGAACCTGTATAACCTATAGTTCCAGCAGAACCTGTATATCCTATTCCGGCTGAACCTGTATAACCTATAGTTCCAGCAGAACCTGTATATCCTATATTACCTTGCGATCCTGTATATCCTATTCCAGCTGAACCTGTGTAACCTATAGTTCCAGCAGAACCTGTATATCCTATATTACCTTGTGAACCAGTATAACCTTTTAATCCTACGTTTGAAAATTCTACCCATTGATCAGTATCTCCATCTGTATAATAAAAATATTGTACGCCTGTTGATTCATCAATCCAAACATCTCCATATTGAGCACTTGAAGGAGGAGTAGCAGCTGTAGTTACGTCTAAATTTCCTTCTGATCCGGTATAACCTAAAGATCCTGTATAACCTAAATCTCCTTTTGAACCGGTATATCCTATATCACCTTTAGAGCCTGTATATCCTATATCACCTTTTGAACCAACATATCCTACATCGCCTTTTGATCCCGTATAACCTCTAATACCTACAGCACCATCTAAATTAATTTCCCAAGAACTTAAAGAACTGTTAGCGGCGTTATCTATATTAGTAACTTCAGCAGTTAAAACACCTGTACCTACATTGTAAGTTAAAACTTTAGCATGTATATGATTTGTAGGAGTTGCTGTTGAAGCAATTATAATTGTTTGTTGTGGTGAATAGTCTAATCCTAAATCTACTGTTGTTAATGTAATAGTATCAGTAAGAGCGTAAGTAGAAAGATTTAAATTTGTAGTTGATGTTGTATGGTAAATATCTCCATCAGCACCGGCAGATCCTGTAAATCCTAAATCTCCTTTTGATCCTGTATATCCATTAATACCTGCTGAACCTGTATAACCAACACCTGCTGATCCTGTAAAACCTTGTGTGCCTTGATCACCTTTTGATCCTGTA